TCACTATCCCATACATTCAGAATGTATCTCTTCTTAGCAGTCCAGATACCACGTTCAGCAATGTTCTCACGTTTCATGAACATCTTCTGATCATAGGCACTTACATACCTGGCCAACGCTTCATAAGAACTTTCAATAAAAGGCTCAAATTCATTTTCACACACCTTGTTAAGGAACCCAACAACATTCTCATTAGTTTTCTCTCGTCCCTCGTATACACGGTCAACCAAAGGACCGAGATTAAGGTAAATGGAATCAGTATCCGAAGCAATAACATAATCAACACCTTCTGTTTTTAAGATCTTATTGATCTTTGCATTCATTTTATTCTCTATCCAACGTATGGATACTTGGCCAGACAAAGTAATGGCTTCTGCATTAGCAAGTTTGTAATACCTGAAGTACTGATTGCCGATAGCACCATAAGCACTATTAAGGGCAATCTTCTTTGCCATCTGGATATTGTTACACCTAGAAATCTCTTTTGTGAGGGCATTGGATGGATTCTTTTCATAATCTTGTTTCGCCTGTAGCATTTTTTTCTTGAATATAACTCTATCCCCGTACATCTTTTCCATGAGTTCAGGAAGGAAGCCTCGTACATCTTTCCTATATTGAGCTCCATTTGCACAAACTGAGAAATCTTCATTGATAACAACCTCCTCGTTTAAGATCCCTTCAACGCTCGCACTGGGATGTCGAGTTTCCCTGATGGTCTCTGGGGAAATATTGTACTGCATAATAAGGTGAGGGTACAGACTGTTAAGGTCAAAACTAACAACCCAATCATACTTTCCTGGTTTCGGTTCCTTGACATAAGCCCCTGCATACTTTTCGTTTTTTTGTGATCTATTTTTAGGAGGAATAACTATGTTCCTCTTCTTCAGATAGTTGTAGATGATAGTATCCCACATACGTACCTGATAGAACACATCACTGTAATTAACTTTGGCTTCATATGCCATAGTAAGAGCAAGCTCAATAAGCTTCATCTTACCTTCAAGTCGATCAACAAGTTCAACGTCAATTATATTATACTCAATGAATTTTTGCCAACCCTTTGTGTAGAAATCCTTAAAGGTCTCAAACTCAGAGTGGTCTAACTTCTGCTGACCCAACTCTACCTTGGCAATATAATCCAACCTATAAGACTCCTGTGCCTTATAAGTAAACTTCTTATACAAGTCTAGATAATCTAATTGAGTTACACCACCCACATCAAATACAATATGAGTTCTTCCCATTACATGTATCTCACCTTGACTGACAAGTCCCCAAGGTGAGAATCTCTTCATCAACTTCTCACCAAGAACTCTCTCCAATCTCTTACAGATATAAGGTATATCAAACATCTGTATGTTCCATCCTGTAATCACATCTGGAACATCTTGCATCCAATAATTAATGAACGATGTTAGAAGTTCATATTCATTAGGACAATAATTGTAAGTTACATCTTTCCTATCATTCTTAAAGGGTTTGCTACCCCAAGTAACGATCTGCTTAGTTGTGTAATCCTGTATTGTGATTGCCAGGATCTCTTCCACGCACGATTCAACATTAGGGAAACCTTGCTCAGACGTAGTTTCAATATCCAAAGTAACAAGCTTAATTTGAGATATGTCAAACTTGATCTCATCATCTGGGTATTTCTCTGAAATATATTGGTAAATATACCTGTCATTCCCATATATCTCAAATCCCTCAACATCTTCATATCTCTTATAGAATTCACGACAATCCCTAACCGTTCCTGGATTAATTGTTTCAACATTTTCCCCACTTAACGTTTTATATTTAGTATTCTTTTTGGACTTAACAAATAGAGTCGGAAAGAACTCATCACGATGTTCATACCTTCTACCATTCTCAACTCCACGGACCAAGAACTGGTTACCGATTAGTTGGACATTGGTGTAGAATTTCATTCTTTAGTAAGATCTAAGTATTTTTCAAGTAAAGTTGGTGTCGGTTCAACGATAGTTAATATTTTATCAGATCCCATCATAATTGCATCATCTCTTGTGACACTTCCTAAAAAGGGTTCTAATACTGTTTGACCAGTTTCTGTATTAACAACAAATGGATTTGTTAATTTACAATCAGGTTGGCCAATATCGGCAGCAGCAACCTCATCAATCTCCGCTATCAGCAGATGATGATTCGCCAGTGCTATCACCTTTATTATTTTGTCCATAGTTTACTACATCCTCAATGTACATTTGTTTTAGTTTGTCAATTGGTTCTACCATAGTGATTAACCAATCAGCAGCAATAGGAATGTTATCCTCTTTTGTTAAGGGCATCCAGGGAAATAATGCTACTGAGAATTGTGCTTTACCATCATCCTCAGTATCATCACGAACTGAAGGATCTTGCATCTTAACAATACAAGGTTTGTTAAGAAAATATCCAACTATTTTTCTATCCTCTTCAGTACCAACATTCATTTCTTTAACATCAGAAATGATATCTTCACCAGACTTCAACAATAATAATTTAATAGACATAAGTTAAATCCAACGTGTAACTGTTAACTCTATAGAATTATCATCCATTTCCCATTCCTCTTCTACCTGGAATCCCATTTTTTTAACAGTATTATGAACTGTCATTCTAGCATACTGTTGGTTAACTTTGTCAAGTAGCCTTTCCACTGGAACAGGTTGATTCCATGTTTCTAAATCTGCTACTAATTCATATTCACCTGTTACAGGATGCATACGAAAACCAATATCAGTTCCAATAGCAATTTCTGCTTCTACTGTCTCATGCCCAATACCATGTGATCCAGTTACTTTAAGTTCTTGATCTTCTTTCACATCATACTGAAGTATCTCAAGTGCCTCCTGTAATTGTTCTTTGTTCTTGAGTTTGGTCTTGATCGTGCTGAAGTGTGACATTGTTGTTGTTTTTAAAGTATTCTGGTTTGTACTCACGAGTTATTAAATCACCCAATTTATTATCTATTTGTTGGGTAAGTTCTACACACTCTTCAGATGTAGCTCCTATAACTTCTTCAGTTACCCAACCATCTTGTCGAATTGTAAACTTAAGTTTTTGTTGTTGTGGCATCGTCATGTTTGTGAGTTAATTTACCTGACATTGCATATGCATCCTTGTTTCCACCATGACCATGTGCAATTCCTAGTTCATGCATTTTAGCATGTTCGTCAATAGGATCACGTAATTCTATTTTACCAGGACCGACTGTAAGCCATAATCCATATCCCATGATAAAGAATAATAGTCCTACAATAATGAATACTAAAACCATTTTTGTTTTTATTATAGCAATAAAAAAGAGGTCTGTAAAGACCTCTTGTTATTTAGAGATTAAATATAATCTTTTCGACTATGATGTTCTGGAACAATCTTATTCAGTTCCACTGTTAGAAGTCCATCAACAAACTCGACGGATCCAATCTTCGTATCATCGGAGACCGTCCAGACCCTCTCAAAGGATCGTTGTGCCAATCCTTTATGGACAAATTCTCCAGCAACTTCTGATTCTTCTTTCTTGCCCTTGACATATAGTTTTCCAAACTCTGTGAAGACTTGTAGCTCATCTTTCTTGAACCCTGCCAAGGCGATTTCCAACTTCGACTCATGATTATTTAATTGTATCAAGTTATATGGTGGATAATTTGATTGTGGGAAATCTGAATTAAAGAAATTATTCAGATACTCATCCATCCCTATACTGTTCTTAGTAATCTTATCAAAAAGATCTGGAAGATTTGCAGAGTGATACCTTGCTAGTGTGTTCATGGTTCTCCTTATTAAGCGAGTGTGAATTGTGTACCCCGAAGGCGTACAATACTATTTAACCATAAAGCACAAAAAAATGGTATGGTAAATCCCGTATTTTTTTATTCGGTTTCCTGCGTCTTACTCTTTTTACCTATATTATACTTCTGCTCTAGGATCCAATCCCCTTTATCTTTATATGAAAGAACCTTAATTTGATTAAGTGGAGCAATATCAGTAACTGATTCTGCCTTTACGACAGATATGAGACCCCAATCAGAAAGAAGACGAGTGATACGGTTCCGACGCTGAACGTCGTTAGCAGTAAGATTAGCGTGTTTTCCATCAAGTGCAAATAATTCCTTAAAATGTACTATATAATATCTTCCTTGTTTATGCAAGATATGGCAACTCTGATATAATTTCTTTTCCTTTCTAGATGCTACACCAATTCTTGTAAGAGTTTCTCTAACCTTTAAGAAATCGTCAGGTTCATTTAGAAGTACTTCTACCATCTGGTCTTGCGACCACTTTACTTCTGGTTCTACCGTAGTAGTCATTTCATTCCTCCAGTATCAAGTCGTTGTTTAATAAATTTAATTTGTTCAGGGGTTAATATTTTCAGGGCATTAGATGCCTTTTCGTTACTATAACCATAGTATTGTTTAATGATTTCGAGGTCTGTGACTTTATCCTTACGGAGCCAGGGACTGAATCTCTTCTTTTTCCTAAGTGTATTTAGATAAAAAGAATATTGCATATCCTTATCAAGGAAAGAGTATTTATTCATCTCGTTTGCAAACATAATACAATCAAGATGTCC